GGTTACAGTTACCATTGTGGTCAGGGTGGTATCTGTGGCGATCTGAAGGATTTGTCCGTCATAAGGAGCCACAGGGGTAGTGATGGTCCAAGAGGTTGGAGCCGCACCAACCCAGAACAAGGTGCTATCAGCAGGAAGCATCTGATAGGTTGGAGTACCTGCACCGGAGAAGGTTTTCATCGCTGTGGCATTTCGAATTTCGCCTACAGGGATGAAGATCGAAGTACCACCGGGGCCGCCTACAGCCCCGACGATGACTTCGTTACCGGTTAGGGTAGTGGAGATAAGCTGCTGAGCCCAAAGAGCCCCGCAAGCAGCGAGGGTGGCAATGACCGCCCCCGCCAGAAGTGCACGAAGTTTGGTCATTGCTTTGTCCTCAGTTCGCAACGTTGATACCAGCGGGATATCCGCCGGCGACAGCATTTGCGTTCGAAGGGAGGTCCCAACGATCCAACACTAAGTAGCCTTGAATACGCTGAAGGCCACCGGTGAAGGTGCCGACAGAAACGTAGCCAAGTTGCAGGTAACGCGGGGGTGGGAAGTCCAACGCCGGTCGGGGCATATCGATGTCGAACAGCCGCGCACCTGCAACAAGGCTGGCCAAGACAACCGCCGGGCCAGTAGCGTAGACGACGAAAGCACCGGGTGCGCCAGAGCCGTTGTCCGGAGCACCTTGGATGTTGATCTGGAGCGAGGTACCGCCGGCGAAGCCAACGACACATTGCACCAAAAGCTTCATCGCGGGATCGTCGCCGATACCGATATCACGCGCGCCGCCGCCAGCCGCGAAGCTGGGGATCTGCGGGTTGGCTACGAGACCAACACCAAGATCGATGATGTTGGAGGAGGTCTGAGAGCCTGTGGTGGGAACGTCGTTGCGGCCATCGCTATTGCCGACACCACCCGTGCCACCAGTGAAAGTGAGAAGTCCATCGAGAATCATAGCTGTTGCTCCTTAAACCACTTGGGCTTCGTTGGACAGGACCGCATCTACAGTACGGATGGGGATGCCGCGGAAGGTGGTGATTGGCTTGCCGTTGAACTCTTCGATACGAAGCAAGACGTTGGTCTTGTTCATAGCTTGAAGGTCGAGGTAAGTCCGGATGATACGGTTGCAGTAGATGACAGTCCGACCCATGTCGGCGCGGATGGCCGGGGTGTCTGAGGTCTGGACTGTGGTTGCCGAGACAGGTGCGGTCGGGAGCCGGTAGAGGGCTCGGACCAAGAGGTTGATCAAGTTCGCCGCCGAGACACCGGTAAGCTGGGTGACATCGACGTTGGCGATCCGCGCCATATAGCGCCAATCCCTCTGTGCGAAGCCGATCTCCCACTTGAAGTGTTCGCGATAGGCTTGATAGGTATTGCCTACGGAGTCGGTGACGGGCCACTCACCCATATCTCGTTGCTGCAAGCCAGCCAGCTTTCCTTTCGGGAAGATAGCGTGGTTCGTATCCGTGCCCCAAGTCATCACCCAGATGGAGGTGTTGGTTGAAGCGAGGCCGCCGCCGTCGAGGACGTTGTTGGCGGTTTGAGAGTTCGCAACGGTCTTGGTGGAATAGCGCGGGGCAAAGCCAGTGAAGCGTTCAGGGTTGGAGAACTGGTTGCCGTAGATCATCGTCGAGGCGACTTGCTGAGACATGCCTTCGAGGAAGGCGCGGGATTCAGAGAGTCGGAACTCTGGAGTATTGCCATTCAGATCAGCGATGTCTTTATCGATCACTGAATAGGTTTCCAGATTGCCGCAAGCTTCGATCAACTGAGCCGTGGTGGACTTAGCGTTGGGAACACCAGTGTTCAGCAAGCGCCAAGTGGCTTGGGGCAGGCCGGTTCGGACTGTCGTCTTGTGTCCAGTCGGCAGGTTGCCCTCGACGACCATCATGTCATCAAGGATTTCATTCGTTTGGGACAAGAGCTCGATGATGGCGGCGACCTTGTAGCCGTCGTCCATACGCTTCGCCCAGTCCGCATAAGTAAGTGCGGTGGTACCGATTATGGCCATTTAAGGCTCCTCAGTGAGGGTTGGGATTAAGGTTCATCTCAGTCTATCCTCGGTTCCTCTGGGCTTAACCGTTCTACCGCTCTGCGGTGGAACTTAGGATTCAGTTGCCGCGGTTGGCGGCTAAATGTGGGTACATGGCTTCTGCAAGAGAAGGCTGGACTACAGCCCCCGGCGCCTTGTTGGCTTCTTTCGAAGGGGTGCCTTGGGGCACGGAGCGGCCCTCGATGTGAGGCTTAGCAAGGATGGAAAGGGCCTCGAAGACATCGGGGTTGGACCCGGCTCCAGTGATATCCAAGGCACCGCGGAAGGCTCGCGCGAGGGATGGAGGAAGGGCGTTGGTGATTGCACTGTTGATGTCTCGGCGTGTGGCATCAGCCTTCGAACCGAAACGATCTTGGATATCCGCGACCCATTCTTTCTGTGTGTTGGCCCATTGCTTATATGGGGCCTCTGCTGTCTCGAGGAGGTTCTTGCCGTAGTAGTCAACCAGCTTCTGCGCCTGATCCTGAGAGAGATTCAGTTCCTTAAAGAGCGAGGTGACTTCCTTCCCTGCTTCTTCCGAAAGCTTGTAACCTTCGGGAAGTTTGAAGTCCTCGTATTTTTCCGGTGCGCCTGCTTCGGGCTTCTTCTCTCCCTCAGCCTTCTCACCTTCAGCCGGAGCTTTGTCGCCCTCAGCCTTCTTCTCACCCTCGGGCTCCTTCGGCTCTTGGGTTAGAAAGGACTGGCCCTCAGGCTTCGTCTCCGGCGAAGGGGTCGTAGTCACCGGGCTCTGATCCTTCAACGTCCCGTCCGCCGTCCGCGCTTCCGTTGAGTTCCCCGCCGGGGCTTCCATTGTTACCGTCGTGTCTGACATTTTCTGTTATCTCCTTATGGCTGGCTTCTTGCATCATTAAGATGTATTGAGTGGGGCAGTGAGTTACTACGTCCGCGAAGATTTGCAACCCGACATTTTGGCTTCCGCAGTTGAAGGATGTGATGTCGCTTGCACCTCGGACAAAGGGGGTGCTGAATATACTGCACTTGATAAGAAGAGTGTGCATCCACTCTCGGCCGAGAACTTCGGACATGATACGCTTGGTGTAGTCAACGCGGTTGCGCTCGGCTTGCTTAGCAAGCTTCTCAGCACGTCTAATGTCTTTGCGATTTCCGGCATCATAGGTCATCCTTTAATGGCCACTTCTAAACGGATTGAAAAACCAAATTAAGCCAAAGAGAAGGGCAACCACGCCAATAAAGCCTCCAACTATGAGGACAAAATTGACAACCTCACCAACTGTAATGGCATTGTTCATGTTCTTATCCTTGAATCATCCGTTGGACTAGGTTCTGACCGCCGCCAATGTCGATGTTGGAAGCGTTCGCGCCAGCTTTGGAAAGGGCCTCTATTTGCTGTTGCTGTTGCGCCTGCTGTTGTTGCTCTGCACGCTGTTTGCGAATGGAGGTCAGCGCGGCCGGAGTGCGGATGATCCGCGGGTCGGCGTTTAGGAGAGTGGCGTAGATGTCAAAGGCCATGTCGAAGTCGAGGTTGTCTGTGACAGCTGGGTCGATCCCGGCCATGGTCGAGGCCATTTGCAGCATGCGCTCGATCGAGCCAGCCATCGCTGCTTGCTGAGAGGTCTGAAGGACAGAGACGAATTCCACATCTACGTCCTTTCCGGCGATCTCTGGCGGTGGGGGTGGGATGATATTGGCGCGGGACATGATGCCCCAAACGCGATCTACGGTCGGTTGAAGAACTTCAAAGCGAACGCGGTCTAAGACAGGCCCAAGCATTACGAGGGACTCAGACTTACGCATGTCCCATTCCATATTCGTAATGTTGGAACGGGTCTCGAATTGCGAAGCGGTTTGAAAGAGAGGAGTGTAGAAGGTCTCTTTGATCCTGGCGCGGACTTCTTTGATGTCTTCAGAGATGGCAGTGATGTCTGGTTTCCAGGAACCATAGGTTGGCTTCATTCCGTCGTTGCCGGTGGACATCATTCCTTGAAGGAAGGTGATGCCGCCCGGCAAGAGCGAAGCGGGTTGGTTCTTCAGTTGGACATCAGCGACGAGGGGCGGGTTAATGCCTTTATCAATGCCTTGAGCCTTGCGCCGGGTTTCTTGCTGTAGCTGCTTTATATCGGGAAGAGCATCCATCCCGACACTGCGCCCATAGGGATCATTTGCCACAAGGTCCCATCTGCCGACAATAGCAGCGCGTTCGACATATCCGCGCTTACGTAGGAAGCCTTTGCTGATAGTTCCTCCTTGAGGAGTGGTTGCTCCACCCCATTCCCAGTAGGTTTCTCTGTATTTGAAGTGTGCGGGGATACCGTACTTCTCTGGTTCGGTGTTGGGTTCGATGGCATGGGCTATGATCACTTCTCGGGTTAGGTATGAGCCACTAGCGTTATCGTAGGCTTCTTGAATCATCGACGAGCAGTTCTCCCAGCCGAATTCGTCGACACAGGCGGCAATGGTGTAGGTGAATTCACGGTAGAAGACTACAGGGCGATACTTGCCATCGATGTCGACGTAGTATTCGCCAAAGGCTGGGTTGACGCAGGAGATGACGTTGTCGAAGTCTTCGTAGATTAGGAGGGCCGCGGTGCCGAAGACAACGAGGTCGAAGAAGAAGATTGCCATCGCTGTGTAGAAGCCACTGCCAGAGAGGACAGCGTT